CGTCACTTTCAACAGATAATACAAATTTTGAGATAACAAACTACTTTGTAGGTAATTCTGTGCTTGCGACAGATAGTTATAAGATAGCAAGCTTTGATATTAATCTGTTAGATGCAGAATATCTTGTATCGCCAAATATGTTAGACTTATTCAAAGTTGTATCACAAGAAACTGTATACTATAAGATTAAAGAAAACTCTATCTGGTTTACTGCAGGCGATATAATGATATACGGAAAGCTTATGGAGGGAGCATATCCAGTAGATGTGCTTGAGAAGCTTTTAAGTGAAAAATTCCCAAGTGTATGTAAGATTAATAAGTCAGATTTTCTTAGTCTGTTAGACAGAATATCACTGTTTGTATCTAAAAATGATGATAAAGCTATCAAGATGAATTTCACAAAGACAGGTATCGAAGTCACAAACAAAGCTGGTAAGAGTGCAGAGATTATAGAATATCAGTCAGTAAAGAAGCATAAGGACTTTAGCTGTATTATAGATATAGAGTTTTTAACAACACAGATTAAAGCCTATGCGTCAGATGTTATAGAGCTTCATTATGGAAGAGAGAATAGTATAAAGCTTGTGGATGGTAATATAATTCAGATTGTAGCACTTAATGAATAGTAGTTTACATAATATCGTGTCAGTAGAACTTTCTATTGACACGATATTTTTATTTGACATATGTTTAAATATGTGATACAATGTTTATATCTTAATAAATAGTCTATTTGCATAGACAGAAAGGAGAACAAATGGATAATACAATGTTCATCACACTTAAAGATGGTACGATTGTCGAAGCACAGTTCGTAAGAGCATATGGAGCTTTTGAAGGCGGTATGCGTTACATCTTTAAAACAGCCCTTAGAGAATATCGTTGTGTAAAATTATCAGATGGCACATACGCAGAGTATGTAGCATAGAAAGGAGAAAATAATATGGCATTACATTGGAATTGGAGCGATAAGATAGGAACAGTTACAATATTCAACCACGATAAGGAAGTTGAATACACATTGTATCAAGGAAATGCATTCTTGATTATGCTTTATGAATACAAGGATAAAGACGGAGAAGAATTGTGGCAGATGGGAAGTTTTTTCGTAGATGAATCACATGCAAAGAATTGTTTAGGATTAACTAAGGGATATGATAATATGTTCAATACTAATTATTATAAGATGCTTAAAATCCGAATCAATAAGAAGAAGTACAGTTACACCAAGAAACTTATAGATATGTTGGTCAAGGCTTTTGATGATATTAGCATTGAACTATATACAGAGAAGGAGACAGCGTGAGTAAAAAATCAGTAAAGAATATCTTTAGTCTGATTGATATAGCCAAAGAGGAATTGCCTGTTGAACAGGCATTCCTCAATGACTTGAAAAGGTCAATCGAATTAACAGATGAGAAGAATCATGAACTTGGAAGTCAGTCATATAAGCCTTCTGGAATGAACTGCATAAGACAGAGCTATTATGTGATAACTGGAGCAGAATCAGATGTATCAAGTTCTAGTAGTAATCTTGTAGGTATCTGTGAAAATGGTTCAGACAGGCATCAGAGGATACAAGATGCAGTATTGCATATGAAAGACAATGATATGGACTGTGAATATATTAATGTAGCAGACTTTGTTAAACAAAGAGAGCTTGATTATCTTGATATAGTAAAAGAGCCGGACTTTGAAAATGGAGAATATGAAACAAAGTTATATCATAAGTCACTTAATATGTCATTCTTATGCGATGGAATAATCAAGTATAGAGGACATTATTATATACTTGAGATAAAGACAGAAATGAGTACAAAGTGGATGTATCGTAAAGGAGTTGACGCATCGCACTATCATCAAGCCACAGCTTACAGTATAGCTTTCGGAATCAATCAGGTAATATTCTTGTATGAGAATAGAGATACACTTGATAAGAAAGCTTATATGTTTAATGTATCAGATGATATGAAGCAAGAACTTATTGGATATATAGAAGAGTGTGACAGCTACATCAAGAAGCTTAAAGTTCCTCCAAAGCCAGTAGAAGTAGCGAAGAAAACTTGTGATTATTGTAGCTATCGTAGTAAGTGTATGAGAGATGGAGATGCTTAGAAAGGAGATTAATTATGTGTGAAATTAAAGTAAGCGATATTGTACAGGTTACAGATTGGGGACGTGCATATGATACTGCATATGCTTGGATTTGTGCTAATAAAGATGCGTTACAGCAAGATTGGCTGATACGCTATGCATTCGGTGGTGGCGAGGATAAATATGATAAATGTAAGTATACGGATACAGATACTTATGAAGTATTATATATAGCTAACGGTAGAGCTATGATAACAAGAAGTAAATGTGATTGGGAGCCAATTTATATAGTAGGTGTAGATGCATTATCACTTTACATCACACCTAAGAAAACTAAGAAAATGACTGTATCTGAAATAGAAGATATATTAGGATACAGAATTGAAATAGTTTCCAAGGAGGAAGAGTAATGGATGATAACAAGCCGACAGTAGCACAGTTTAAGGAGTATGTAGAAATCAGAAACAGTGGTATAACAAATATGTTTGATTTGAGGTACATCGTGAACAAATCAAAGACAGGCTTAACAAAGCCTATATGTTTATACATCATGCAGAATTTTAGTAAGCTTATGAAAGAGGTATACAATGAATAATGAACGTGGTATTCAAAGAGGTAAAGATTTTGAAGAGATTATAAAAAAGAATTTCTTTGAAGTTCCAAATACAACAGTAGAGAGATTGCCAGACCCAGTACAGGGTTATTTGGGTGTGCGAAACAGATGCGACTTTATTGTATATCATTATCCACATCAATATTATATTGAATGCAAGACTGTACATTCAAATAGACTGCCATTCAATAATATAACATTCAATCAGAGAGTTGGTATGCTAGAAGTTGCAGATATACCAGGAGTAGTAGCGGGTATTATATGCTGGTTTATTCCGGAAGAGAGAACGATATTTATTCCAATTAAAACGATAGAACGTTATAGACAAGCCGGAGAGAAATCAGTCAATTTAAGAACGATGCAAGATGAAGAATGGATAGAAATAGTAGGCATCAAGAAACGAGTATATTATGATTATGATTTAGCAAGATTTATTTTAGAAGCGGAAAGGAGATATAAAGTATGAGTTGGTATCCAATGATTAAGCCGTGCCCATTCTGTGGAGGGTACGCAGTATTAGAGCAGAAGTCAAAGACTTATATAAAAGGAGAGCTTGCATATGTAACTTATTGTAGGTGTACAAAATGTCATTCACACGGCAGAAGAGTAAGAATATATGATGATGCTCAGAAATCAAGATTAATAGCAATACAGAATTGGAACAGGAGGGTTAATGATGACTACTATGTACGATGAGTTAGATGTTAAGAAAGTCCAGAATATTAAGCTTCATGTAGAAGATAATTCTAAAGTTATTGACGAGATAGTAAACAGCATAATTCAGCCGTATTGTAAAGATTTGGATAAGTATGTAACATTCATAAGAGAGTGCTTGAAAGATGGAGAAAATCCTCCATCGGATGCCGAGCTTGATGATTTCTGTCTAAATCTTTCTACATATATCTACTTTGCATCTGGTATGTGCGAACAGCTTGGTATCAGAGATGATATCAGCAAAGCTATATATAAAGAGATGTATCATAGTAGCAGAGCAAAGCTTGATAAAGGTACAGTAGCTGATAAAGACAGTTTAGCAGAGCTTGAAGCACAACAAGAACTATTAACTAATATATGTTACAGCAGAGCTTACAAGACTATGAAAGCTAAAGTAGAGAATGCACAGGAACTTTTATCATCTTGTAAGAAAGTATTAAGTCACAGACTTACAGAGATGGAGCTAACGAGAATTGGAGGATAATAATGGATAAGAAAGTGAAAGAGGGATTTGGTATGGTAGCTATTGGAGGGGTATTATTATTAGCCGTTATAGCAATATTGATATGTGATATAGTATTACTGCATAAGAGAATGCAAACATTAGAAACAAAGCAAGAATCTGATATGTCAATCATTCATAATCGAGTGACTAACATAGCAGGTGATTTACAGAATGATATTAACAATGTGCTTGACTGGACAGAAGATAACTCAGCAAAGTTGTCTGAAATGAGAAGTATCATAAGCAATACTAATGGTGCATTGAAGCGTGTGAATAAACAGATTCAACCTAAGAAAGAAGAGACAACAGAAAAGCCAGTAAGCAAAGCAGAGCCAATCCCAAATTCAAGCATAGAAGATGTAGAGATGACAGAAGTAGTTGTAGAAGATAAGCCCATAATACAAGAAGCCGAAAGCGTAGACGGAATGACATATATGGGAACTTGGTGTATATCAGCGTATGAATGGACTGATAAGGCATGTGCTAATGGTAACTGGCCTACAGAATGGTATACTTGTGCTTTCAATGAAGCTCCACTCGGTGCAACAATATATATTCCGGATTTGGGTTATTTTGTGAATGAAGATATATGTGGTACTCCAGGAAGGCTTGATATATTCTTGGGAGATGTGGATACTTGCAAGCAGTTTGGTATTCAGTATCACGATGTTTATATAGTCAATTAGGAGGTTTACATAATATGAAAGAGAAGAAAAGTGCAAAACTCGATGATATAATAAAAGATTTTAATAAAAAGTTTGCAGATGATTTAGTACATTATGGACTTGCTGAATATGATTATGACAGAATACCATTTACATCGCCAAGTTTAACATATATGACATTTGGTGGATTGCCTATGGGTAAGCTTATCGAATTTTATGGTGAAGAGCATGGTGGCAAAACTACAACAGCTATGGACATAGTAGCCAACTACCAGATATTAGAAGATGCAAGAAAAGTTCTTTGGGTAGATTGTGAGAATACATTTGATTCAGTATGGGCAGGCAAGCTTGGCGTAGATGTTGAAGAGCTTATAATGATGAACCCAACAAATCAGAGTGCAGAAGATATTTTTCAGTTTATCATAGATATGGTAAATACAAATGAAGTAGGCTTAGTAGTTATAGATAGCTTAGGCGTTATGCAATCTCAGCAAGCATTAGGAAAAAGCTTAGATGAAAAGACTTATGCTGGTATATCTAAAGCACTTACTGATTTTGGTGGTAAAGTAGTAGGACTAGCAAATAAGTATAAGTGTACGATTATTGGAATCAATCAGCTTAGAGATGATTTTAATAGTATGTTCGGAGGAACAAAGACAGTTGGTGGAAGAGGTTGGAAACATGACTGTGCTGTTAGACTTGAGTTCAGAATGGGAGAATATCTTACAGAAGATAATAAGAAACTCACACGGTCAGCAGAAAATCCAGCTGGTAATCGTGTGTTAGTGGCGATGAAGAAAAATAAAACTTGCCCACCAACAAGAAGAACAGGATATTATACTCTTAAATATCTTACAGGAATTGATTATTTATATGATTTAACAGAAGTTGCTATAAAATATGGTATAGTAGAGAAATCTGGAGCATGGTTCAATATTGTAGATATAGATACTGGAGAGATAGTAGCAGAAAAGATACATGGACAAGATGCATTAACTTCATATCTTGAAGAGAATCCAGAAATATTGCAGATAATAGAAAATCTTATATCTGAAAGAATTGATTCAGATGAAGTTAGACTTGACGAGGATATTGAAGAAGAGTAAAATAAAAGAGTCATAATGTACCATATTGACACCCCAAATGAAACGCAAGTAATTGGATTTATATCTAGTTACTTGCGTTTTAAAATTTTTAAGGTTCTATTGTATTGTCAAAAACATTGTATAACATTTTTGTTGACACATGTTTAAATATGTGCTACAATGTTTTTAGTTTCAAAGTAATAAATAATATATCTATTAAGTAAAGGAGAATTTAATGAGCGAGAGAGAAACGTTTAATTTGGAAGATGTAATAATGATGTGTAGTTCATTTGCTATTCAATGTGATGACACAAGAGCAATTATGGCAACTATTGCCACAATGATGACAGTTCATGCAGATGCACAGAATATGGACTTACTTGACTTTGTTGATGAGTTTGCCGACTTCATGAGATTTTCAGTAGCAGATAATCATATTATAAAGCAGGCTACAGAAAAAGTCACTAAAGCTATCAATAATGAAGTGAATAAGAAGTCAAAAGTAAATCGAGACAAAACTGGGAATGTAGTTAGTTTTCGTTACAAAGAAGATGAGGAGTAATTAATATGTTGAGTATGTTAAAAACATGGAAAGGTAAAGTAGTTGTTAATGATATTGAATATGATTCGATACAAGACGCTACAATCAATTTTAAGAGCAATTCAGATGATATACATATAATTCTCAAGTCTAACTCAGAAAGTCGCTCTGTGAAGCGTGTAGAAGTGTCAGAAAGCACTTCAAACGAACTTGAGATTACAGTCAAAGCATATATGACTAGAGAAGCAATACCCGAGTTCGATTTCATGGCAAAGTTTAATAACAATGAACCGATGCCGATGCGAACAATGCAAGGTACAATCGAGAAAGAAACAAGAGGAATGTATTATATGCATTTACATGGATTAGCAAAGCCTACAATAATTTGTTATTGCTGTGGTAAAGAATTAACTAATCCAGTTTCAAGACATTACGGAATCGGCCCTATATGTTTAGGAAAACTTGGTATTATTCGTGAGATTGATGATATTGAGAATATCAGAGAAGAGCTTGTTAAAATTGAGTGGAGCGGTTGGGTAATAAAATCAGCAATCACAGAAATGAAGGAGGTGTAATAATTATTGGAAAATAGAGAATTATATGAAAAGCTTAAATTAGCGGTAGCAGAGATTGTTAATTTAAAAGTTAGTAGAATGAGAGCTAATTTAGGAGTTGGTTATTGCCCATATCTGTATTATGGTCAGTCTATCCCAGATGATATCGATTGTAATAAAATTAGTTGCGGAGAATGTACTATAGTTTGGGAAGATAATACATATATACGGATTACTGATGAAGTCC